TGGCCGGTGGTTTTTTGTACCCATTTTTAGCGTTGCGACGTCGCAACAGGAAGGAGTACACAATGAGTAGATTTCTAAACTGGCTGAAACGGTTCTTTTGCAGGGCGAATCCTGAATGTGAGCACCTGTATAGAAAGCACTGGTGCCGCCGCTATGGCCCTTATGGCGGGTATGTGAGGCGGTGTACGAAGTGCGGAAAGGAAACAGAGAGATGCTTGCATATTACGGATACACCATAAGCCCCAATCAGATTGAAACTGGAGAGGGCTTTTTGATTTGCAGAAATGTTCCGATTGCCCGGACTGGAGACCAGGAGTATCTGGGGCGGGAGCTGGGACTTTCTGGTGCTGATGCAGAAAAGGTGGTAATCGTTCATCGGCCACCTGAGGAAGTATTTTCTGAGGCTGCTCTGGCAAGTTTTGAAGGGAAACCGACAACGGACGATCATCCGCCGGAGCTTCTTACCCCGGATACTGTGAGCATGTACGAAAAGGGTCATGCTCAGAATATCAGGAAAGGGACTGACGAATGGGAAGGTTATGTAATTGCAGACCTGCATATCCATGACCGAAGCCTGATTGATGCGATCCAGCAGGGGAAGAGGGAGATCAGCTGCGGGTATGAGTGCGAATATGTTTCGGACGGTTCCGGAGCATTCTGCCAAAAGAATATAAGAGGGAATCACATTGCGGTCGTAAACCGGGGAAGAGCCGGGAAGCGGGCCGCAATTTTAGATTCAGATACATTAAAAAAAGAACAGGCTGAGAAGCCGGAAAGGAAAGCTATGAAAAAGAATGGGTTATTTTTCAAACTCTTCGGGCAGGCCGTAAAGGATAAAAGCCCGGAGGAAATTGAACAGCTGGCTATGGATGCGGCAGATGCATTTGAGGAAGAGGACTCTTCCGGCGGCGGTGATGGAACAGAGCCAGGCAAAAAGGAAAAAGAGGGTACCGCTCAGACGGTACAGGATTCCGCTTTTTTAACGGCTCTGGATCAGAAAATCGACAGATTATTAAACCTGTTTGATGAAGCTGCAAAGGAAAAACCAGAAGAGGATCCGATGGATGCAGCTATCCGGAAGCTGGAGGGGAAAGAGGAAGAAAAAGAGGAAAAGAAGGAAGCCAAAGTAGTTCCGACAGAGGGAAGCGGTGAACAGGCCCCTACAGTGGACAAGGCTTTGGCCGCTGCTCTTTTAAAGGCTGCAAGGCCTGCTGTAGCTGCGATCAAAGATGAAAAGGAGCGCAAGGCGGTATCGGATGCCCTGATCGCCTGCGTAACAGGATCCGGAGCTGACGGGGATATTGCAAAGCTTATGAAGGCAGCCCAGCATAATGCACAGAATGCAGCGGATCATAAGCCTGATGCAGATTTAAGCAGGCTGCAGAGCGCTTATGACAAAATGAATCCGCATAAGAATGGAGGTACACAGGAATGAGAGGACAGACAATCGGAAAAACAATGCCGCACGGATACGCCGGAAGTTATTCCAGACAGCCGGATATGATCGTGGATTCCCATCCTCTGGAGGGAGATGCCGCAGTAGTATTCGGACAGGCTGTAGTTTATGGGACAGCTGGTGCAGTGGTTCCCTTCGGCGGCAGCAGCACCGCAGATCAGTTTGTGGGTGTGGCAGCCAGAGAGATTAAATCCGCTACGGATTATCTGAACCAGAACGCCGGAGGATATCAGCCAGGAGAGGCTGTGCCTGTATTAAAGCGTGGTCGGATCAACGTAATCTGCCAGAAAGGAACCCCGGCTATCAGAGGAAAGGTATATGTCCGTACTAAAGCAAACGGAAGTCATCCAAAGGCTTTGGTAGGGGGATTTGAGGCAGAGGCAGACAGTGAAAATACTGTAGAATTGACAAATGTTCAGTGGAGAGGAAACGCTGATGCAAACGGCGTGGCTGAACTGAGTATCCTGACAATGATTAACGCATAAGGAGGATCAAAATGGTATTTCAGAATGTAGGTACAATGGATTTAGGCATGCAGGTAGCACGGGGCGCTGGTGGGAGTGCCACTGGCGGAAACGCTGCTCGCATGACAATGGATGCCGCCGGGATTGCTTCCGGACAGGCATTTTTAACATCAGAGCTGGAAAAAAGAGATACGTTAGTGAGAACACCGCTGACCAGCGTTACATACGCCCGTGATATTCCTATGAGAGTGGGAGGAGGCTGGGCTGAATTTGTCAGCGCTATGCAGGTAGGATACGGCACTGCCGGAGGCTCTGGCGATAATCTGCATCACGCCGGAGGTGCGAACGGTATCCCCATGATCCAGGCGAATTTTGAGAAGGGGATGTATAAGTCCCACATGGTAGCCATGGGAACCCGCGTCATGTGGATTGATATGCAGAGAGGCAATATGACAGGCCGCAATCTTGACAGCCTGCTTAGGGATGGCCTGCGCCTGACATATGATAAACATATGGAGGAAAACACATATGCAGGATTCAAGCGCTACGGAACCACCGGCCTGTTAAACAATGCGGATGTTACGATCACCAGTGCAGCTGCTACAGGATCTTCCAGCGGCACTACATTTAAGAGTAAGACGCCGGATCAGATTCTGGATGATATCAATACGGCCATCCTGGTAGCCTGGGCGGCGGCAGAATATGACCGGGATGCAATCCCGAACCATATCATTATGCCGTATGAACAGTTTAATTATCTGGCAACCACCAGAGTGAGCGATCTGGCAGAAAAGACGATCCTTGCTTTCCTTCTGGAAAACAATGTGGCAAAGCAGAACGGAGTGGATCTGTATATTGGCGCCACATCCTGGTGTAAGGGTGCAGGAGCCAGTAAAAAGGACCGTATGGCAGTGTACTGCAATAAAGAGCGTTATCTCGCTATGGATGAACTTGCACCGTTAACCCGTGCCATGACAGGGCCGAACACAGAGCAGTTCTGCTATGACACGGCATATGCGGCCAATGTGTCTGAGGTAGAGGTATTCTACGATCAGACTGTATTGTATGTAGATGGAATTTAAGGGAGGTACAGGATGTTTATCATTTCAAAAAACAGATTTCTTATTCCGAGGGATGGGGCAGATCCCTATGTAATTCCGAAGGATTATATCGGAGAAATTCCGGAGGACGTGGCAGGGCATTGGCTCATTGCGGCTGCGATTGAGTCCGGTATGATCGCCACTCCTCAGGGCAGGAAGGATAAACAGCTGGAAACTGCGGACGAGGCGGCTGCAGAAAAGGCAGAAAGGGCAGACATTCGCCCAGATACGCAGGAAAATGCGGCAGAAGCGGTTCGGGAAGATGAAAAGCCTTCTGGAAAGAAAAATACAAAGAAATAAGGAGATGATGGTATGGGGACAATCTATGATGCGTTTCACAGTGCAAAATCGACAGCTGCAAATATTCCTCAGCCAGGGGAGCAGGGTTCCTATACCATCCCTGCTTTTCTGGAGGATTTCCCACAGTTTTGTCAGGAAGAATATACGGTCATGGGCTCAGGAGAGATCCGGCGTAAAAGCCTGATCCCGGAAACCATGCTTCAGACATTCGTAGACCAGGCAAATGACAGTGTATTGCCATCCCGATGGGGGAGTATGTGGCGGTATGCAGTGGGGCTGTATGTAGCACATTTTTCCACGATGTACCTTAAAACGTATTCGCCATGTTCCCAGAGCACTGGACAGGCAGCAGGGAATGCAGAGCAAAAGGGCGTTGTAAAAACAGTGTCCATGGGTGATACCTCTGTCAGTTATGACAACAGCGCTGTGACAGCGGGAACCGAAAAATGGGGAAGCTGGAATACCACCCAGTACGGCTCCCAGCTGGTCACAATGGCCCGTATGGTAGGAATGGGAGGTATGTATGCTATTTGATAATCCTATTTTTGCCGGGTGGTATACGGATACCGTTGATATCTACAGAGTGTCAGCTCAGAAACAGGGGAATGTGACCCGGCAGGAACGGCAGAAAGTAAACACGGTTCCTGTTTTATGCCGAATCTACAGCCCAAAGAAGGACGGCCCTGTGATGACGGATAATGCATCCAGAGAACGGGCATCAGAGAAATTAGCCTGTGACTTGTCTGTGGATATCCGGGCGGGAGATGAGCTGCAGGTGATACGAGGCGGAGCACTGGGACATGCAAACCAGCCGGAACGGTATGTGGCCGGAGCACCGGTGGCCTATTATGATCCAGTAGGCGGGGGAATGACCGGTCTGGAGCATAAAGAAGTTGGGCTGCTGAAAGACAATGTTGTGAGGTGATTAGATGTCAAGTTTTGGTGCTCAGATGAGGAAAAGGTTAATCTTTATGGGGATTAGAAAAGATATTGGAACTCCTAAATTTCCGAAAGAGAAACTTGCACCAGAAAATTATCTAACCTGCCGTGATGCTGTTAGTGATTTGCCATCATTGGAGAATGACTTGGGAACTGAAGAAGCGGAGTATAATAAAGAGCCATTAACCGATTATCAGAAATTGATGAGAGGTAATTGTTCAATACTTTATAATCATATTGGAACAAATCATACACAAATGGTTAAGGACACAATTGCACTTGTTCCAGAAGGTGGGAATTATAAAGATCTTCCAACAGGATGGGGAGAAAGTAGGAAGTTTCATATGGCTTGGACACGTTTAAACGGAAATGCCCCTGCAAGAACGGTGGATACTGGACATAGAAATCTATTTCATTATCAATACAACAGAGTTCCTACTGTAAGGGAAAGTGCAAGAATGCAGTCTTTTCCAGATGATTTCATATTTACAGGAACAAAAACACAGCAAAGCAGACAGGTTGGAAATGCTGTACCG